AACCGACTAGGGTATAATGGCATTTAATCAGTTTACTAACTTAGATTTTAACGATTTACGTACTCAAATTAAGAATTATTTGAGATCTAACTCTTCATTTACGGATTTTGACTTTGAAGGGTCTAATTTTTCTGTTTTAATCGATACTTTAGCATATAATTCTTACATTACGTCATATAATACCAATATGGCTGTTAATGAATCGTTTATTGATAGTGCTACTTTAAGAGAAAATGTCGTTTCGTTAGCAAGAAATATTGGATATGTACCAAGATCAAAGAAATCATCTGAAGCAAAAATAAGTTTTTCTGTAGATGTAACTGGAAAACCAGTTCAATCCTTAAAATTACATGCTGGAATTGTTGCTGTTGGGTCAGTTCAAGGTGGAAATTACATATTTTCTATTCCTGATGACATTACTGCCACTCCAGATTCCAATAGTATAGTCAAATTTGAGAATATTTCAATATATGAAGGCACTTATTTGATGAAAGAGTTTGACGTAAATGATTCTTTACCAAATGAAAAGTATATCATACCAAATGAATCTGTCGATACATCATCAATTCGTGTAGTAGTTAAATTTGGAAACCCACCAATAACTGAAAATTATCTTCCATATCAAAATATTTTTGATGTTGACAAAGAATCTAGATTATTCTTAACACAAGAAATAGAAGATGAGAAGTATCAAATAGTCTTTGGTGATAATACTCTTGGTAAAAAACCTATTTCTGGAAGTAAAGTTTTTGTATCATACATTACTACAAATGGTATTGAAGGTAATGGTGCTGCTAATTTTAATTTCACTGGTAAATTGACATACACAGTTGGTGGAGTTGATGTTAGTATAGATGATAATGTAACTGGCCTGACTACTCTACAAGCGTCTGAGAACGGTGATTCTATAGAATCCATAGACAATATCAAATATCTTGCTCCAAGGGTTTATGCGTCTCAGTACAGGGCAGTTACATCAAATGATTATATCAGTTTAATTCCATTTTTATACCCAAATATTGACTCTGTAAGTGCATATGGAGGGGAAGAACTTACACCACCTCAGTATGGTAAAGTTTTTATTACAATTAAACCAAAAAATGGTGAAATTTTATCAGATATTTCTAAAAATTCAATTAAAACTGGATTAAAAAAATATACAGTTGCTGGAATTAAACAGGAATTTGTTGATTTGAAGTATTTGTATATTGAATATACATCAAATGTTTCTTATGATTCTGGATTTGTTGGTGATAAGTTGGGATTAAATTCTAGAATTATAGCTGCAATTCAAGAATATTCCAAATCATCTGATATTAATTCATTTGGAGGTAGATTGAAATATAGTAAACTTCTTTCTGTTATTGATAGAGTTGATACTGGTATCACTTCTAACATTACAAATCTTGTAATGAGAAGAGATATGACTCCAATATATAACTCATTAACAAACTATGAATTATGTTATGGTAATCAATTCCATGCAGATATGGAAGGATTTAATGTAAGATCTTCTGCATTTAAGATTGAAGGTATTAGTGGAAATGTATATTTGACTGATTTTCCAGATAGTACAGGAAAATTTGGAGTAATTAAGTACTTTAATTTTGTAAACAATACAATCAACTACATCAATGAAAATGCTGGAACTGTTGATTATGTTAAGGGAGAAATAATATTATTCCCTGTTACTATATCTTCCACTAGTATAACTAATAAAATTGAAATTGAGGTTACTCCTGAGTCTAATGATATTATCGCAAAAGAGAATCTTTATATCGTCCTAGATAATACAGGAAACAGTACTTTAACACTTATTGAAGATACTATTTCTTCTGGTTCCAATAGGTCAGGAACAACTTATACTCCACCATCAAGTTTCATTAGTACCAAAAAATATACAAGATAAGAAATGACCAATAAAAAAGTACAAATATCTGATATTTTAGATAATATAATACCTGAATTTATTAAAACTGATAATCCACAATTTAAGGATTTTATGGGACAATATTATGTTTCAGAGGAACATGATTTTGGTAGTACTTACATTTCTGAAAATTTACCCGAATTAAAAAATATTTCTACATTAGGGGATGTTGGACTTATTGAGGAGCAAACTTTACCTCCTCCAACTAGCCTTTTACCAACAAAACCTATTGTTTTAGCAGCAGATATTTTACCTTATGATAGTAGTATTAAGGTGTATCATACTGATACAACCGTAACTCCAGCAAAAAAATTAGATATTGAAGTACAAGGATTTCCCAAATCTTATGGACTTTTGAAAATTGATAATGAAATTATTACATACACTTCAAGATTTTATGATAAAGATAGTGGTGTAACTACATTTAATGGTTGTGTTAGGGGATTTAGTGGCATTGAAGAAGTAGAATCTCAAGCAAATCCAGAATTTTTGAAGTTTTCGAATACTGAATCTACTTCACATGAGTCTGGGACTATAATCGTTAACTTAAATTTCTTATTTTTAAATAAATTTTATGAAAAACATAAGACTCAGTACCTACCAGGATTAGAAAAAAGAAGATTTAAACAAGGACTTTCAGCTGAAAATATTTTATCTAGAGCAAAGGATTTTTATAGTTCAAAAGGTACAGATACGTCATTACAAATATTATTCCAAGTATTATTTGGCACTCAAGTTGAAATAATAAAACCTTTTGATGAAACACTTATCCCATCTGATGCACAATGGAGTGTGACTGATGATATGATAGTTGAAACTTTGAGTGGAAATCCACTTAATTTGATTGGTAATAGATTATTCCAAGGAAATGAAAATAATCCTGTAGCTAGTGGTTCTGCTGATAATATTCAACAAGTATTCTTAGGGAAAAAGCAATATTATAAGATTTCTTTTGTTAAAGAATCAATTGACAATAAATTTATAATTAATCCAAGAACTCAACTCTTACAAGCAGCAGAAACCTCTTCTAGAAATACAATTACAGTAGATTCAACTGTTGGTTTTCCAGAAAATGGTATATTTTATTACTTAGATCCAGATAGTAGGTATAAGTCGTATGTATCGGCAACATATAACTCAAAATCGTACAATCAATTTTTTGATTGTGTTGGTGCAAGTACTTTACCAGCAAAAACTGATAGTGGAAGTATAACAATTACTGAAATTCCTATAATTGGAGGAGAATTTCTTTATGGGTATGAAAATAACGATCTTACTAAAGTATGTCAGATGCGAATCGTTGGTTCTATTTCTGGTGTAGCAAAAAATGCGTCTAATACAAAATATTTTAATAAAGATGATGTTATAAAGGTAAAATATTTGGGAAATAAACCAGATATTTCAGATCACAAGTATAATAGTTGGTTCTATAACTATGTTTCTGATATTTTTATCAGTCCATTACTTGAAGGTGTAAATTATTTCTTACCTTCTATGAGGGCCAGCACATTAAACACATCTATTAGGCATTTTTTACGTGTTGGTGATAGAATTGATATTTTTAATGCTGATGGTTCGTTTGCAACTGATCCACAAGATGGTTCTGAACTTGTTAATATTAAAGTAGATGCTATTAATAGTCCAAACCAATTCCAAATTAGTGGTGGTGTTCAGGTTGGAAGTCCATTAATACCATTTAGATTGAGAAAACGATTAAATTATACTGATCCTAGTTTAAGTTTAGATTCATTACTTGGAGATATACAGAATTCTTATTATGATAAAGATGATAATACTTATATTGCTTTTTCTGGTTTTCCAGGATTTGAAACTTCAACAGAAAGTGGTACAAAAACTTTTACTTCAGTAGGTGTAACAACTCAAACAGATTCTATCATAGATTTTGGTAGTGTTAACCATAATTTTTATAATGGAGAAAGAATATATTATCAAGCTCCATCTACAACAGAACCATCTGGAATAAGTTTATATAATACTACTTCTGATATGAGTACTATTGGTTTGGGTGTTACATTAACTAGTGGATATTATTATATTAACAAAATTGATGATTTTAAAGTAAGATTATCTGTTACTTCCAATAGAGTAGAAATTAACGATTATATGTTAATTAAATTTACTGGAATTTCACCAAATGCATCTCATAGTTTAACACCAGCAGATTTGGAACCTGGTGCAAAATTAACTAATCAAAATAATTTTAAAAGAATATTAAAAAATCCAATACCAAGAGATAATGTATCTAATATCTCAGGAGCAGTAGGAGTTACATTGAATGGAGTAGAACTGCATTCCCCAATAATAAGTGATTCTATTTTTTATGGACCAATAAAAAATATTAGTGTTGTTGATAAGGGTACTGAGTATGATGTAATAACACCACCAAAAATAACAATTTCAGATAAAAATGGTGATGGATGTCAGATATATCCATCATTATCTGGAAATATTTCTAAAGTTGAATTACTTTCTAATGGTTTTGATTATATTAATACTCCAGCCGTTACCATATCTGGTGGAAATGGATCTGGTGCTATTTTAAAACCAAAAATGAGGGCGTATACCCACAATGTTTTTGTTAATGATGATATTATAGATTTGAGTAATAATAAATTTACTAATAATTTCCAAGAGCATAAGTTTTTGGATGGTGAAGAAGTAATTTATACAACAAGTGGAACTCCTATTGGAATAACAAGTACAAATGTTGGATTTGATACCAATAAATTGTCTTCTGGAAGTAAGTATTATGTTTCTAGAGTTGATAAAGATTCTTTTTCTTTAGCTATAACAAAGAATAGAGCACTTTCAAAAACAAATTTAATTGATTTTAATGCTATTGGTACTAACGGTCATAAATTCACATCAACAAAAATACGCAAGATAATAGATGAAATAACTGTTGTTGATTCGGGATTATCATATACTAATAAAGAAATTATAGTAGATTCCAAGATATATCCACCATCTACTGAACAGGAATTAATTACAACATATAGTGGAATTAATTCAACAAGGGATTATTTTTATGCAAGAAATCATAATTTTAAAGAAGGTGATATTGTAGATTATGTTTGTAGTGGAACTGTTATATCTGGATTATCAACAGAAACTCCTTATCAAATTACAGTAATTGATAAGGATAAATTTAAATTGAGTAGTGCAGGAACAGCAACATCTATATCAAATACAAATTATGATAGAAAATTATATGAAAAATTAAGTAGTGTTGGAGTTGGAACACATACATTTAAATATCCAGACATCAAAATCAAGATTGATGGCTTAGTTTCTGCAGGTACTACTGATATTGTTCCAACATATTATCGTGCAACTGCATATCCTGAAATTAGAGGTGGGATTGATAGTGTTTATATTGGAGTTGGTGGCACCAATTATGGTAGTGAAAACGTTGTAAACTACAATAGACAACCAAATATTGTAGTTTCCAATGGTGAAGGTGCAAGTTTAATACCAATTATTGATAGTGGAAAAATTGTTGATGTACTTATTATGAATGGTGGAAGTGGATATTCCACCCTTCCAGAAATAAATGTTGTTGGAACTGGAATTACGTCTGGTAATTTTGCTAGATTAAGAGCAATTACTAATAATGTTGGTGTAATAACTGCTATTAATATTCTTGATAGTGGAAAAAATTATGTTAGAAATGAGACTGAACTAAATGTTGTTCCTGTTGGAAAAGATGCATCATTGAATGCAAATGTAAATCAATGGAAATTTAATGCAGTTAAGTATTATGAAAGTTATCTAGAAAATAATAGTAATGATGATATGGTACAATTGCCATCATCACAGGCAGATAAAGGTTTAAAATTGGCATCTTTCTATCCAGGAAGAAAATATAGAAATATGTTGGATGATAACATTGGAGATTCTCCAAATTATCAAGAATCAACTATCAAACACTCCAAAATAGTTGGATGGGCATATGATGGAAATCCTATTTTTGGACCTGTTGGTGTTGATAATGATGGTTTATTAAATCGGATGAAATCTGGATATTCAATTTCTCTTTCTGGTCAGACTGGAGTTAGACCAAGTTTATCTGTGTGGGAAGAAGGAATGTTCTTGGAAGATTATAGATTTAATCATGATGGTGATTTAGATGAATTTAATGGAAAGTTTATCAAACCAGGTGAAAATAATGATTTCCCAGAAGGTTCATATGCATATTTTACTACAATTGATTCTGTTAACAAAAAACCATCTTTCCCATATGTAACTTTTAAACATTATAATAAAACTGATGAATTTAATTATGATATTGATATTGATCAATCAGATAAGTATATTAATACTGGTGATTATCAAAGATCTGTAACTCATTTAGGTTTAGCTGAACCAGTAAGAAATTATCCTTTCTTGGAAAGTGCTTTACAATCTAGAGTTGAAATTAATATAGATTCTGTTGATGGTTCTAGTATTACTACTATAAGTGTAGACGAATCTGGAGATAATTATAAAGTTGGAGATATTGTTAATTTTGATAATGGTAGAATTAATGCAGAAGTTGATGAAGTTATAGGTAAAGAAATTGTATCTGTTGCCACAACAACAACTACTCTTGATAATGTCAAATTCTCCATATATAACGGTACTGTTACTGGAATTACTACTATTCCTCATGGAATTATTTCTGGAAATGTAGTTGAAATTTCTGGAATTTCTTCATCATTGTATAAAAATATTGAAGGATTCAGAACAGTAGGAGTAGCAACTGTTGCTGCTGTTACAACAGTTTCAATTGGTAATACGACTGAAGATAGTAATATATCTCTTTCTATACCAACATCTACTGGAAGATTTGGTATTAATGATACAATTAGAATTAATGATGAAGAAATGCTTATCGTTGATCTTGATTATGCTAATAATAGATATAGAGTTCGTAGAGCATACAATGAAAGTACAGTTGCTACACATGGTGAAAGTGTAACTGTTACTAAATTGCCAAAATCATTTACTTATAAAGTAGATCAAAAAGTAGAAAATGTAAATATAGAAGCTGGAGATATAAAATTCTTTAATGCTTCCCAATCAGTAGGTGTTGGAAGTACATATTCAAGTGTTGGTGTGTCAAGTGTTGGGATTAATACTGTTTATAGATCAATTCCAGAAAGAGCAATTTATTTACCAGGACACACATTTAAGACTGGGGATGAATTAAATCTTGTTTCTATAGGTGCTACCATTTTTGGAGCTACAGATGTTACCGACGATCCAAATAATCCATTTGATACAGATGAGAATTTTGATATTTCTGATATTAGTCCATTGTATTGTGTAAAATTGGGAGATGACTATATCGGATTATCTACAGTTAAAAATGGATTTACTACTGATTATGTTTATTTTTCTGAGGTACAAACGACTATTTTTGATACTAATAGTTTAGAGGTTATTAGGGAGAATGTTACTGGTAGTTTGGAAAAGGTTAATGCAACAGTGTCTGTTGCAGCTGCAACAACAACTGGTAATCAGCACTCAATTATTGCTGGAGATAAAGTAAGATTAGATATTACTTCAAATGAAGAAAGAACTATACCTTTAAAGTATAATGATGTTGCTAAAAGACTTATTGTTGATGAAAATACTGTACCTTCGACTGGGATATCTACGATTACTTCTGAGATTACAATTCCAAATCATTCTTATAAAACGGGAGATCGTGTCGTATATACAAACTCTGCTGGAGTTGCTACACCATTATCTAATAATGGAGAATATTATGTTATTAAAGCATCTAAAGATACAATAAAACTTGCTGAATATGAATATGATCTTTCAGTATTTCCATACAATGCTATTGGATTCAGCACAACTGGCACATCGAATTCAAAAATTGGAAGAATAAACCCAAATTTAAAAGTTTATTATGGTAATACAATTAACTTTAATACTTCAGATTCATCTTTAAGTGGATATGATATAGATTTTTATTTGGATAAGAATTTTGCTTCTAAATTTAGAGATTCAAGTATAGTTAAAAACGGAACATTTGGTACTAATTCTGGTAATATTGTTATTTCTATTGGAAGTAGTTTCCCAAATGAACTTTATTATAAAATTGAAGGAAAGGGATCAAATTACATTAAAACATTCCCATCAGTTGTAGATGAAGATGTTGTTAATTCGTCAAGAATAGATGTACTGGAATCTAGATTTAATAAAGTACATACTGTTTCTGGAATAGGTAGTACTACTTTCTCTTTCGCTTTAGTTGGAGCAGCAGAAACAACTTCATATGATCAACTTGGATTTAGTACTGCATTTTATAGTACAAATTCCAAGTTGGAACAAAGTGGGATTTATTCAGTAAGAGTTGTAAGTTCTCCAGATAATTTAACTTCATTACCCATATTAACTTCTATTGCCAGTACAATAGGATCTGAAGCTGTGCTTAAAGTGAATTCTGATTCTATTGGTAGAATAAATTCTGTTTTTGTTCCACATCAAGGATTAGAATTTCCAAGTGATAATACACTAAGACCAACAGCTGATAGTAATGCAATTATAAGTCTAAAGGATTTATTAACCATAGATTCTATTGGAGTAACTACTGGAGGTAGAAATTATACTCTTCCCCCAACTCCGTTAGCAATTGGCAAACCATCTATTACAGGAAGAAGTAATTTGAGGTCTGGTTCTGTTGATAGTGTTACTCTTATTTCAAATGACAGTGGTTTAACGGAAGGTTTGAAAATTATTCCTATTAATAATTCCAATGGTATTGGGGTTGTTAATGCAACTTCTAATCCTAATGGGTATGGAGAACCAATAAACACACTAACTTTAAAAGTACCAGGAAATTTTGTTGGATATACAACAGCAACTTTCCCATTTAGAATTGGAGATGAAATATTTGTTGAAAACGTTGATATAGTTGGCGGTGCAAATAGTACTGCTGATGGATATAATTCTTCCGACTATGACTATAAGCAATTTACTGTAGTTGGATTTAATACTATTACTCCAAGTATAGACTATTCAATAGTTGGACTTGGAAGTACTGGTGGTGTATATGATTCTACTACTGGTGAATTTGGAAGAGTTATAAAAGCAACTGATTTGGTTAAATATGAACCTGAATTTAGAAAAGTACATTTTTATCAAGGTGAAGCAGTTAAAAGTACTGATGGAAAAGTTTCTGGTGAGGTAAGTAGTTGGAATCCAAATACTCAAATTTTGAAATTAACTAATAATATAGGAAAATTTAGTAGAAATGATAATTTATATGGAGTAGTTAGTAATAGTAAGGCTGCTGTAGTTTCTCCACTTTATTCTGATTTTGATTTATCAGTAGATAGTGTTAATGAACATATTAATACTTGGAGAGTAGAAACAGGAAAATTAAATTCTGATTTACAAAGATTGCATGATAATGATTATTATCAAAGATTTTCTTATGCAGTTAAAGGTGAAATTCCTTATGATAGTTGGAGAGATCCAGTTAGTAGTTTAAGTCATGTTTCTGGATTTAAGAATTTTGGTAATTTGGGAATAACTTCTACAGTAAGTTCAAAACCAACGGCAGATGGTGATCTTATAATCAATATTGGTATAGATGAAGAGTCTTCAGTTTGGGATAGGCATTGGTTTGATGCTGTTACTGAAGATACTGATACTGGTGAATATTCGAAAATTATTCAATTTGAAAATGTAATTATTACTGATTATAACGAATCAAGTACAAATAAAGTACTTTTAATTAATAATATTAATGATCAATTTAATGGTATTACAACTTCTGTTGGTGGAGATGTTGTTGGGTTAAGTACATTTAGTATTGATACAACTATTGGTGGAACAAGACGTTCTCTCTTTAGCCATACTTTTAACCCAAATACAGTTATTGGAACTGCTAATTCTGAGAAACATTCTTTCAATATACCAGAGCATCAATTTAATACTGGAGAAGAATTAACATATATTCCTAGAGGTAAAATTACAGGATTTAATGTAGATACTGCCTATAGTAATAGTAGAGTAAGTTCTAATTATTTACAGATAGAAGCAATAGGAAATACTGGTATCGGTACTGGTGCGAAATTTAGTATGAATCCTAATGATGGTGGAACAATTAATATAGTATATGTTTCTAATACTGGTTCTGGTTATAGAGTTGGTGATGTATTAACATTTACAGATGCTCAAATTAATGCTGGTTTAGGACAACCTGATATTGAAATTACAGTTACTGGAACTAGTGGTGATATTGTTATTGAAGAGGCTAATGTTGGAGGTGCAGCAACAACTATATTACCTTCAACAGTATATGCTATAAAAGATGGTGATAATGATTTTAGAGTTGCATCTACTTACAATAATTCTTTTGCTGGTATCGGATTAACATTTACAACTCTTGATGGTTCTGTTCCTGCATATGGATCTGATGCTAATGGGGATCACATTATACACACTAAATCTGAAGCAGCATCCATTAGAACTCTAATTAGTATTGATAATATTATTCAGAGCCCATTAGCAAATAATCCAATTGCATTATCTCTAACTTGTCCTGTTGGTGTAAATTCTTCTATTCTTTATGTTAATGATGCATCTAAGATATCAGGAAAATCAATATTAAAAATTAACAATGAATTACTAAGAGTTAATACTGTTGGTATTGGGTCTACAACTGCATTGAATGTTACTAGGGGTACAATGGGAACCCAAATAGGTTCACATAGCATTGGAGCAGGTATAACGGTTCAATCTGGTGATTATAGAATAGATAAAGGATCTTTACATTTCAATAGTGCTCCATATGGACCATCTGGGCCACTTGATACTAAATCTACTTTCCACGGACGAGTATTTTATAGAATAGATTATAGTAATAATTATAATTTTGATGATATTTCTGAGTCATTTAATGGTACTACAGATGAATTTACTTTACGCCAAAATGGGGTAAAATTACCAGTTGGTATTAATTCATTCTTTGGTGTGGTTCTTCTTAATAATATATTCCAAAAACCATTTCATGGTGATATTGGAAGTGAAAATATAACTGATTATAATGTAGGAACTGGTGTAACTATTAGTTTTACAGGAACTGCTGCAAATAAAGATTTACCAAGAGGTGGAGTTATTAATGAGTTTTCTGTATCTGAAGGTGTTGGTTACCAAAGACCAACTGTTGCTCTTGCAAATCCTGTAATTGGAGCAGGTGGAACTATAGCATCTGTTGGAATTATAACTGCTGGATTTGGTTATATAAGTTCTCCACATGTTTCTATTGGTGTAACTTATAAACATTATGAACATCAATTTATTGATGCAGAACCAGATGCGGTTGAAGATAATACAACTGCAAAACATACACCAACTTATGCAGAATATAATTCATCTACTGGTCGTTTAATATTAACTATTCCAAATCATGGTCTTGAAACAACAAATAAAATTAAATTTGTAGATGAAAGTTTAAAATTCACATGTTCTAGAGATGCTTTCCAGACTGTTAAAAGATATCCAAGAGATACTGATCCTGTAGTTGGAATTCTAACTGCTATTCTTAGTAAGACTACTAATACTGTTGAGGTTTATATTGGGACTGGGGCAGGAACTGGAGCAAAATTCAATGCTGTTATTGGAACAGCTGGATCCATTACAAGTATTGTGGTAACTAATCCTGGAACTGGATATACAACTTCAGATCATCCTATTATCACTATTGATCCTCCAGCACCTTACAGAAATATACCTTTAGTAGGTGGAAGTGGATCTGGAGCAACCATTGATGTTGTTGTTGGAACTGGAGGCAGTATAATTGATTTTGATATTAGTAATCGTGGAACTGGTTATGAAGTTGATGAAACTCTAGAATTATCTGGACTTCCTGTACAACCTGGTATTACTACAGCACCATTTAAAATAAAAATAAAAAATGAGTATAAGGATAAGTTTTCTGGTTGGAATTTTGGAAGACTATTTGAGATGGATGATTTTAGTTACCTCTTTAATGGATATAGAAAATCATTCTTAATAACTAGAACAACTGGTGGATCAAGAGAATTCTATAGTATTTCCAAAAAAGAAGGAAGTAATATCATCTTAGCAAATAATCTTTTATTATTCCTAAATGATGTATTACAATTACCTGGTGAGGACTATTCTTTTGAAGGTGGTACAAAAGTTACTTTCACAGAAGCACCAAAACCAGAAAGTAAATTTAAATTCTATATGTACACTGGTTCGGATAATGATGTCGATTTTGTTGATGTAGATGAAACTGTTAAAGTTGGTGATATGTTGACTATACAAACTGGTATTACTACTGTTGGTTTAGATACATTTGAAGGATCGGGTTATATGAATAGACCTAATGATCCAATTCCTGGCCCTCAAGATTCTAGAACAGTTTTTGAATTGACTGCATCAGATACTGTAACTACTGATAATTATTTTGGGGAAGGTATTACTACTGATAACGATATTGAGAGACCAGTAATATGGACTAAACAGAGAACAGATAAAGTTATAGATGGTTTGACTGTTTCTAAATCAAGAGGTTATTTGTCATCTCAAATATATCCAGCAACAAATGTTTTGAAAAATATTTTAGATAGCGATACTAAGATATGGGTTGAAGATGCTTATAACTTTGATAGAGTGGATGGTATGGAACAAGCATTGAATGATGTTACTATTGTTGGTATACCAACTGTTGGTATTGGTACAACTTCTAAAGTTGAAAAAATAGAGGATGTTACTTATACTGGTGATTATGGTACTATTATTGATATTGAAACTGCAACAAGTCCAAATCGTGTCTTATTTACATTAAGACCAAATTCAAATATACAAAGTCCAGCACCAGGAACAGGACAAGTAACTAGACCTGGAATAACAACTGGTGATTACTTTGTAATTAGAAATACTATGATAGGTAACATTACTGGTGGAACTCAATCATTGGATAATTCAAATAATACAGTTTCTATTGGAAATAGTTTTATAGATAACATTTATTATGCTAGTACTTGGGTTTCTAGTGGAACAACAGCTATCACAGTGACATGTAAGGTTGATTCTTTGACTGGTATTAATACAAATGGACTATTAAATGTTCCAAGTAAATATTCTGCTTTACCAAAATATGGTACATATAGTTGGGGAACAATAAATTGTTCTGCAAGACCAACATCTAGTGCATTAGGTTTTAATACAACTTCTGTTGGACTTCAAACTTCTCCGCAAGTAATTAGGGCAATTCAAATGAAATTGCTTACTAGTGATCCAAGAAATTAGTAAATATATTATATTGGTATAAATAATCAAAAAAAGACAGCAATGCCAGCAATAATCACTGACCAGTTTAGAATATTGAATGCCGAGACTTTTGTTAAAAGTTTTGTTGGCATTGGTACAACTGGAAATAATAATTTTTATACATTTTTAGCTCACCCAGATCCACAATTTACTGGTGTGGCAAATTATGGAACTATAAATTGGAATACAACTCCACCAGATCCTAGAGATTCCTTTCAACAAGAAAGTGTCTATTGGGATAGTATGTTATTTTTGAAAAAGGTTCAACAAAGTGATGTTACTAGAGTTATTCCAAGAATAGATTGGAAAGCTGGTACAACTTATGAAATGTATAGGGCTAGTTATGATGGTGATGATTTATCTCCAATTTCTGGATCAACTACGTTATATGGATCAAATTTTTATGTAATGAATTCTGAATTTAGAGTTTATGTGTGTATCAATAATGGTGCTAATCCAAATTCTAACGGTGAAAAATCTCTGTATGAACCAAAATTTATAGATGAACAAACTCCTCAAGCAGCTGGTGATGATGGATATCTTTGGAAGTATATGTTTACTATATCTCCTTCTGATATAGTAAAATTTGCTACAGCAAAATATATACCTCTACCAAAAACATGGGGTGATAATACAACTGCTATTATTAAAAGTGCTGCGGTACCTGGAAAACTGGAAACTATAGTTATTAAGAATTTTGGAAATAATTATGCTGTCGATGGAAATAATGATAAAACTATTTCAGATATATCAATTGATGGTGATGGAACTGGTGCTTTGTGTGAGGTTGGACTTAATGGTGGTAAAATATCAAGTGTGAGCGTTACTAACGGTGGTAGTGGATATACTTGGGCAAGATTGAGATTTGTAAAGAATAGGAGTGGTACTGTAGAAACAGGAGGTGGTCAAGGTACTGGTTCTGTAACTGCTGGTTCTGGTGCAGAATTTGAAGTAATTATTCCTCCTCCAGGTGGACATGGTGCTGATGTTTATAAAGAACTTGGTGGTTATAGAGTAATGGTTTACTCTAAGTATGAAAATAACGTTGATGATAAGGCAGATTATATCACTGATAATTCATTTTCTAGGGTTGGTATTGTCAGAAATCCTCTTAGATACGATAGCACTGAGTTACTAAATAGTACGACTGCAACTGCACTTGGTGCATTAAAATTAACTGGTGTTGGTGTTAGTGAAGCTATTTTTACTAATAACACTAAAATTACACAAACAGTTGGTTTAGGACAAACTGCAGTTGCACATGTTGCATCTTGGGATAAGAATACATCAGTGTTAAAATATTATCAACCTGTTGGTTATTCAACACTATCTGCGTATTCTTATGATTTGCATGAATTCATTTCTAGCGATGAAAGTTCTGCAACAATAGAAGGTGGAAGTATATCCAATGCATTGAAAACTGATGTTGATTTTAGTAGTGATGCTATAACAGTTAACAATAAAGTAGTTAATTTGGGACAATCATTTACTGGTGGTGTTGCTCCCCCAGATGTGAAAAAATACTCAGGTGAAATTATATACATTGATAATCGAGCAGCAATAACAAGATCCGATTCTCAAAAGGAAGAAGTCAAAATTGTAGTAGAGTTCTAAAAAATGTCACAAAATACCAATTTAAACGTTTCCCCATACTTTGACGATTTTAACGAATCTAGAAACTATAATAAAGTACTATTCAAACCTGGATATCCAATTCAGGCTAGGGAATTAACAACTCTACAATCAATTCTTCAAAATCAAGTAGAAAGATTTGGTGAACATTTCTTTAAGGAAGGTTCTATTGTTGTTCCTGGTGGAACTTTTTATGATGATAGTTATTTTGCTGTAAGAATTAGTCCATTTTTCTTGAATATTGCAGTAAGTAACTATACTTCAGTTTTGGCTGATAAGAAAATAGAAATAGAAGGTGAACTTTCTGGTGTAAGAGCAACTGTAGTTAATAGAATTTTATCTACTGAATCTGTTGATGGATATGATACTTTATATGTAAAGTATACTAAATCTGGAAGAGATGGAATAACTAGAACATTTCAAGATGGAGAAAATTTAATTACTCTATCTGATGTTGATTATTCTTCTATAAGTATTGAAGCAAATAATCAGATTGCTACATGTATTGTATCTGAGTCAACAAAAATTGGATCTTCTTTTTCTGTAAATGAAGGTATATATTTTATTCGTGGACATTTTGTTAAAGTTCCATCTTCAACAGTAGTACTGGATCAATATTCTAATACTCCAAGTTACAAAGTAGGGTTATTAGTAAATGAAGAAACTATTTCAGCTTCAGATAAGTATTCTGATTTATATGATAATGCAAAAGGTTTTTCAAATGAATCAGCACCAGGTGCAGATAGATTTAAAATTTCAACGACATTACATAAGAAATTAATATCTGATAATAATGATATCGATTTTGTTGAATTGATGCGTATTGAGGATGGTATTGTAAGAGAACGTAAAGAAGTAACTGAATATAATATTTTTAAAGATGAATTAGCAAGAAGAACATATGATGAATCTGGAGATTATTACATCAGACCATTTGCAATTGATGTAAGAGAATCT